TGTTAAACCTGTAGATCCTGTAGCCCCCACTGGTCCTGTAGACCCTGTTGGTCCTGTTTCACCTCTTTCACCTGTAGCACCAGTAGGGCCTGTTAAACCTGTAGATCCTGTGGCCCCCACTGGTCCTGTAGACCCTGTTGGTCCTCTTTCACCTGTAGCACCAGTAGGGCCTGTTAAACCTGTAGATCCTGTAGCCCCCACTGGTCCTGTAGACCCTGTTGGTCCTGTAGACCCTGTTGGTCCTGTTTCGCCTCTTTCACCTGTAGCACCAGTAGGGCCTGTTACGCCTGTTAAACCTGTAGCTCCAGTGGGTCCTGTTGGTCCTGTTTCACCTCTTTCACCTGTAGCCCCTGTAGCCCCTGTAGCCCCTGTCTCACCTGTAGGACCTTGAGGCCCTGTTAAACCCGTAGATCCTGTAGGCCCTATCGGACCTATAGGTCCAGTAGATCCTGTTTCCCCTCTTTCACCTGTTGCCCCTGTTGGTCCAGTAGATCCTGTAGGTCCTATCTCACCTGTAGGTCCAGTCAAACCAGTAGCCCCGGTTATACCTGTAGGACCAATTGGACCTATAGGGCCAGTAACGCCAGTAACACCCCTAGGCCCTTCAGGTCCTGTAGGTCCTGTTGCTCCTGTAGGACCTGTAGTGCCAGCGATACTTTCTCCTGCTGGTAATTCTACAATCCTAGGAGCACCATCTATAGAAGATAAGATTAACGGAATTTGATCTACCACTTATTATTCCTCAGATTCGTCTTCACTGTATTGAAAATCTTTTAATAACCCATCTAAATCATTTAAAGCCTTCATAAGATCTTCACTCGAAAAAGACTCTTGATCAGTTGAAGTTTCTTTTTCTGAGGTATCAGCGGGAGTAGCTTCTTCGGCTTCTTCTTTAACTTTCTTTTTCCTAAGTTTTGCTAAATCCTCTCCTTCAATCTCACCATCCTTATCGACATCTAATTCTTTTTGTTTATCGGATAGCTCCTCTTTAGTTGATTTTTCCTCTTCTTCTTCGCCATCGCCGCCGTCTGGACTAAAAGAAGCAGGTTTTGAAAAATCAGCAGACGCTTCATCAGCTTTCTGCATAGTATCATCCTCATCCTCTACTTCATTCTCTGAAGACTTTTCAGACTTTTCAACATAAGATTTTCTCTTAGCTTTAGCCTTCTCTAAAAGCTGCTCTGCGGACATTTCTTCTGAAAATATTTCTTCAAAAGATAAATTTTCTACTAGATTAAATTTTTCACAGAATTGAGTATAACCGCAGCTTTCAAAAGATTCTTGTAGAATATCGTTTATATCAATAACTTCTACACCGTTTTTATTGTTTAGTAGTTTACTTACCTCAGACAAGGTAGCTTTCAAAGCACTACCTTTTGGAGCAAGTCTAGATAAAGATTCAAAAATGACTACCTGAGTATTAGCTAAACTAGAAAAGGAATCAACATCTTTTAAAGTTTGAATATTTATACCATACTTTTCATTTAAAATATTAAGTATAATGTTCTTAACAGGCTTCTTCATCTCAAAAAGTCTTGAAGCATAGCCAGCTATCTCTTTTTCTGTAATAGTGCTATGATCAGTTAAGCTAAAAGCGTTTGAGATGCTCTCTGAAAGTTGTTTTTTACTGGTTAAAGCTAAGTAAGGAACCTCTACGACAGCTTCTACTAGACTTCGTAAAACCACATCTTCTGAATCTTCAAAAATTAATTGAGCTAAAGCTCTTATTTTTGAGTTTGTTGCCCACACATCTTCAAAATTATTTTTTGATTCTAATAGTTCTTTTCTTACCAACTCCTGCTTACAAATCATCTCGTATATTGATTTATTAACACCCCGAGAAACTTTGTAAGAGCTACTTTCCTGTAAAGAATCAAAGGTTATTTTTGGAAAATTAAATGCAGTTGATACTGAATTTGATAGCTTTATTGCGTTTTCTATTTCTTTAATTTCAGAAATCTGCTCTCTGTTCTCCTCTAAGAAACTTAGGAATTGAGGCATCATCTCTAAGAATCTTTGAACTTCTTCAGTATTTATAATGTTTTTATCTTCTGAAAAAAGTGTTGCTTTTTCGTTTAATTTTTTTCTAACCGAGTCGAACTTTAGTCTGTTTTCCCATAAGGACAAAATGTTTGAAAAACTATCTTCTGCCTGAGAGTAGCTATCTCTGTACAAACTTCCAACAAAGTCTGAAACTTTTTCATTTACATAAGTATCAAATGAAGCGTTCTCTGAAAAAATATCTGAATCTTGAATATCAATATCTTCTAACTTTAGATCGTCTGAGATATCATAATATCCAGATATAACTTTACCGCTTTCAGTTAAATAAGCTACTTTTTGATTTTCGCTATCTATAGAAAATAATTCAATATTCTCTCTTAAAGATCTACCTAAGCAATCTCCTAACTTGATTAGATTAGTTACGGTAGAGTTTCTATTTTCAAACAAATGATTAAACATTAAAGTCTCCTTTTAATAAGCTATGTTATATAGTGCAAACAAATAACCTTAATTTTAGGTATTTTTTATATTTCTAGATATTAATCTGTTAAGTATTTCTACTTTTTTAGAATCTTTAGATTGTTCGTTTGTGGTTTTTTCCAACAACCTATCCAAAGTTTTTAATAACCTTGGGTCTAAATTTTCTTTTTTTGGTTTCTTTTTCTCAACCTCAAGCTGCCTTTCAGAGTCAGCATCTTTAGCAACCTCACCTCTAGCTAGATCATTATCTTTCGCAACTTCACTTCTAGCTTGGTCTTTATCTTTTGATTGTTGCTCCATATCTTGTTGAGTTTGCATAGTCGCTTGTTGGTTTGCAGCTTCCATTTCCTGTTCTTCTTGCAACTCTTTTAAGATTTGTTCGATTTGTTGATCATTCATATCGTAGAATTCTTTATAAATGGTCTTTTTAGGAAACAGTCCAGTCCCAACAACAGCCTGAACAACTCTGGCTTTTTGTTCATCAATTTCCATCTTCCTCTTGGTGAAAGTATCACTAGGGTCTGGTAATTGAATTCTTACTTGGTTTACTAAATTTTGAGGAAAACCTAATAATACTAGATGTCTTCTAGCCAATTGTTCTAACCCAACCTCTATTTGCTGTTGCACTCTTCCAATGACTCTAGCAAATTTAGCATCTAATTGAGACAGGTTTGCTTTTCTTTCTGGTGATTTATCCTTTTCTACAACATAATCCTTAGGGATTTTTAGAGAAGCTAAGAGCTTATCTCTAAAGTAACGAACATCGTCAACTTCTCCTAAGTTTTGTGCTCCTGGTAAAGTATCAATTTTAGTTCCTTGATTACCTCTTGTAGGAACATAAAAGTCTTCATCAGCACTTAAAGGATTGTATCTAGAATCTATAGTGCCACTATTCGCATCATAGTATTTTTCTTTTTTAAACTTATCTTTGACCTTCTCTATAAAAATCTCTGCTTTTGTGGCAGGCATGTTAGCGACATCAATATAGAATATTCTTCTTTCTGGGGCTCTAGAGAGTCTATAAATAAGCATAGCGTCTTCCATCAACTTCAAAGATCTAAAAATTCTTACAGCAGTAGACGCTATTGATTTTCCATAAGGATAGAAAGCTGGGTCAGATGTTCTTAATCTAAAGTGAATAATCTGATTTCTATCTAGTGTGATATACTTAGATCCTTGCATGTTACCTGCTGCACTACCAAAAGAAGTCCATTCATTGTTCTCTGGAATCTCTTGTAAGAAATCGGTCAAGTAACCGTATTCGTTTTCTACTCTAATTATAAAATTAGGATTTAGTGTTTTAATTCTCTGAATACCTTTTTTAGGATTATTAATATCTATAACTGTTTCTATAAAACAATCACCATACTTACAGGTATTTCTTACAATATCCCAATAATCTCTATCTAAGCCAACCCTTCTAAATAATTTTTTTACTTCATCAACTACTAACTGGCTTTCGCTAAGTACTGTCCAACGCTCGTTTCTCAGATTTTTTTGAGTACAATCGTCCGCATAAATATCAAAAGCTGTTCCAATTTCAGGATAATCATCCATCTCCTCAAATCGTTGATATCGGTCTTTTCTACTTTTTTCTATTTCTGGAAGTTGTAGAGAGGTTCTATTGACTGAGCCTATTGGCATTTGGTCAGGGACCACAACCTCTGTGTTTTTT